CGGAGATGGATGGCGGCGGTTAACAAATTGCCGCCGGAAGTTTCCAGGATAATCCCAGGTGACTGGGGAAAGGTCGGGTCCGGCTGGTGGACACGACCCCTCTCAAGGCGCGCCGCAAGGCGCGCGGGCGGAGGCAGACTTCACCGGCTCCTCTGGCACGGTCGCACGTGTCAGTCATGCGAACGAGGAGCTTGGCGGTCAGGAGCGATTAGAAGCCGCTCCGAGCCGAGTCAAGTAATCCGGGCGGGTTTCGCGCCCGGGCGAATCGCAGTTACCCAGAGGGTATTTGGTTGCTACTGCGCACCAGAACGGGGCGGCGCTTGCTTCCTGTCTTAGGTCTCAGACCTACTCACCGTTTTATAGGAGAAAATTAACAAGGGTAACTCAAATGACTATCTTCGACCATGCCAGAAAAGTTCGTGAATCCGACTGGGAACGACCCGCAAGGGCCGAACCACAGAAGGGGGCATCTGACTTTACCAACACTAGCTACGGTGTTCGCACCGAAGCTTGGGGCTGGGCAGGCGTGGGGACGGATGGTTCCTCGACAACTTCTGTCTCCTGGGATAGTTCCTCGCGGAATTCCCTAGGAATCAAGACACCCGGGTTCTTCACTGTCCGTAATGGACAGAGGAAGCGACTCCGGGGTGCGGAGTTGCCGATCAACGACTACCGGCTGACCGTTCGAGAGTGTACCGGGGGTACATATAGTCGATATTACGTCGACCATCTGTGGCCCCTCCCGCATACTCTTATCACGATGCCGGCGTGTGCCGTTGATACCCTTTACCATCCTATCGATCCTGAATTGCAAGCCGAGGTACTAAAAGTGGCCGGAGCCCGCGTTCGTAACCAAGTTAAGGGTCAATCAGCGAACATCGCTCTGATGTTTGCTGAACGACGCTCGACGGCAGTTATGATCGCGGATCGTGCTACTTTGATTGCCAGGGCAGCTCTGCAGGTTCGCAACGGCCAATGGCGCCACGCCATCGAGTCGTTGTCCGGCTCTACGCGTTACAACCCTTTATCAGTAAGGGCGCGTGAACGTGCTTTGCAAAAACTACCGCCCTCAAAGCGGCTGGCTAATGCCTGGCTCGAGCTAGAATTTGGATGGAAGCCGTTGCTCAGCGACGTGCACGGCGCCGCGACGATGCTTGCATCGCGCGCGGCGAGCGAGCAATATAACAGTCGTCTGTCGGCCTCTTTCAGGAAAAGGGTTGTGAAACCTTCTACCTGGTCGGGGCTTTATGACTATGTTAATGATCATGAATCGAAATGCAAATATGTGATTCGGTACTTTCTGGATTCAGAATCCAGGCAAGGCCTATCTCAGACGGGCATATCGGATCCTCTGACGCTCGCATGGCAAGTGCTGCCCTTTTCCTTCGTCGTAGATTGGTTCATCCCGGTCGGTAACTATCTTAGCGCCTTGGGCGCCTATGATGGATTTACTTTCCGTGATGGATCACTCACTACGCTGGACAAAGTGGTTACGCACAAGAGTTACAACAAGTCAACTGTGAACTCCGGATGGTGGGGGACTAACGTCTACCAGACTTCGGGCGAGGCTACGTTTACGGAAGTAAACTTTCGCCGCTCCCGGATTACTGGTTGGCCGATTCCCGCGCCGCCCGAACTACGCAGCCCTCTGGATAACGGTCCGTTGTGGAAGTTTGCCACTTCTATGGCTCTGTTGCGACAAATCTTTTAACCTCCACTCAGTGAAGATCTTTCCAAAATGTCCATTCAAACCAACCTCGTGATCGCCGACGGTGCTGCCACCCCGGTTTCCCATACCTACATCGCTCGTGGCGCTGATATGCGCATGGCGAAGTGGCTGGAGACCGCAGGTGGTGTGCCCATCGGCATGCCTGTGCTCACGCTTGCCAACAACGACACGACCGACCGTAAGGACGGGAGTGTTTCCATCGAACTGCGTTTGACGATCCCGATTCTCGAGGTCATCAGCGGCAGCGACGGCGGTTACACCCCCCAACCCAAGGTCGCGTTCAAGCTGTTCGGCAAGGTGCAGCTCGTCGCTCCAAACCGCGCGTCCATGCAGAACCGCAAGGATCTGCTGGCGCTGGTGAAGAGTGCTCTGGCAACGACGACGGTCAGCGAGACCTTCGTCGACCTGAACCCTCCGAACTGATAACGGCATGCCGTTCATGAACGGTGTCTACAGGTCCGATCAGTGCGTTGTCTCGGTTAACGGTACCGCTGTTTTGAACTCGGCCACACGGACCGCCTTTGCAAATGCTGTGAACGATTCCTTCAATGGGATCGCGATCTGCAACATGTATAAGGTGGTTACGTGGTTTCGTTCTAACGGCGTTGCCGGCCTTGACTTCGCTCAGGTCGAATACCTGTGCGGCGTCCTACTGACTTATGTCAGTCAGGGACATGTCGTGCGCAACATCAGCGTGTTTCATAACGCTGGTAGTGTTGTGCTTCAGTCGGGCCAAGTTGTGCCCTGTGTTATCGCCATAGTCTAGCCATCAAGGCCAGGCTCTTTAGGAGAATTACGGAATGCCCAGCATCTCCGCATTTACCCCGGACGAGGAACTCGTTTTTGACGTGTACCTCGACCTTTGTGAAGGCATTAACACTCCACGTGCCCTTACAGGTTACCTCCTTGCAAAAAACAAGGAGTTTAAGCAGCTAGTAACTCTGGATTTCGATCCTGAGGTTTACGAACCGCTCTACCATCCGCGTGATTTCCAAGGAGATTACGCGGTTTCCAAGTACTTTTCAAAGTACAAGGGGCTTGACATCGGCATCGATAAGATGGCGGTAGCCAAGGAAAAATGGTTGTCCTGTGAGGAAACGTGTAAGCAGATCAATCATATCTTTAGGCAGCGTTGGGATGGTCGTGTCGTATTCGAACACGATGTCGAGGAGGTTATTCACCTCGCACGGCAGAAAATCCACCTTGCGCTGTCTGATTATACGGTTGACGAGCTTTATGACAACTTGGAACACGGACCTGGTCAGGATCTGGATACGGGCGGGATGGATACCCATCCGTACTTCAAGTTCCTTAACAAGAGTTCCGTTACCCCTGCGTGCTTAGGCTTTCTTAAGCAGCTCCTCTCGGAGGATGCTCGACTTGAGTTAGTTGAACGGGCTCGTCTCGTTTCGCACAGCAAAATCGCTTTTGTTCCCAAAAGTGCTAAGACACATCGTTCCATTGAGGTGAACCCTCGTTGGAATATGTATCTGCAAAAAGCTATCGGAGTCGCTATGGAGCGACGCCTGAAAAGCCGATGCGGTATTGACATCCATTCGCAAGAATGGAATCAGTACCTAGCCTCCATTGCTCATAAGAGAGACCTTGCAACCGTAGACTTGTCTTCGGCCTCGGATAGCATTTCAGCTAACGTGGTCGTCGATCTGTTTCCGGAAGATTGGGTCGAACTTATGTGTGTCGCCAGGACGTCCTACGTTTCATACGAAGGATCTCTGAGGCGGCTCGAGAAATTCTCGGCAATGGGCAATGGGTTCACGTTCCCTATGCAAACCTTACTCTTCTACGCCTTAACAAGCGCGGTTGAAGAGGTGAGCTTGGGTGATCTGTCGCCATTTTGCACAGCATATGGCGATGACATCATTTGCCGTCGGCAGGCTTTCCCGCTTCTGCAGAAGGTGTTCACGCGGCTCGGGTTCTCGATTAACGTCGAAAAATCCTTCACCGATGGGTACTTCTTTGAAAGTTGTGGAAAAGATTACTACCAAGGCAAGAACGTCAGACCGTTCTTCCAAAAAGAGCGGGTTGTCACTATCAGTGAGGTATTCAAAATTTCGAATGGACTTACGGCTTTTGGCCTACGGCGCACTCGGAATAACATCCTTCCTAGGTGGGTTTGGCGAATCAATCGCCGGCTACATAGGTCGGTACCTCCTGCACTCCGGGTCTTCGGACCTATCTGTGCAGCCCCAGACGCCTGCTTCTGGGCCCCATTCGACATGGGGAAACCGAGCAGATACGGGGGCGACAGTCAGCTCGAAGGATGGGCCTATCAAGTGATCCTACCAACTTCCTCGCGGAAGACGGTGGGTAGCTATCAGGGCTTACTCTTCTCTAAGCTGGCTGGTGTGACCCAATCCGGAAATTTCGTCCCCGACAGGGGAGCGAAAACGGGTTGGCGAAGAGCGACAGCACTGTGTCATACGTATCAGGACTTCGTCATTGCTGACTTATTCTGACACCTCTGCGCACATGCTGGTCTTTATGGTTCTCTTCGAACTATAAAGGGGGCTTTGTAATTTCACCTCCTTGGTGAGTTTCCGGGGTATACCCCGGTGGTGCCTTTTGGCATTTGGTTATCCA